TGTATGCTGCTATATCATCAGCTTCTACTCCCTTAAATTGAAATACTGGGTATTTTTCTTTCAATAGGGTTAAAGTATTACTAAACTCTGCCATAAACATTTCAAACTCTTTAGCTTCTTGTTCTGTTTGGTCAGCATACTTCTCTTTTCTGTTTGCCTTGTATTCAGGAAATATTTCCTTTCTATAAAAGCTACCGCCGTCTGCTAAGACAATTATTTGTCCTGCATTATAGGATTTTGCTAGACTTTCTACTGTTCGTATATAGTCATACTTGAAGTCTAAAACTCCTTGATGTTTCCATCTAAAAGCTATATTTAGACCATCAACTATCAGCAAGTTCCCATTCTGGGCTGGGCTCCCAAGGTCTGAGAATGTGATTGCCATTTGTAAATTGTATCTCCTCTTTTTCTAGCCAATGTTCTGCGATAAGTATATATGCACCTAGCCAGGCGATGTGCATATATCGCAATGTATTTTCAGGTTTTCTTGTGGTCGCCACAAAGAATTTACCATGATTCTCTCGAAAGATAAGAAGTGGTTCTTGTTTCATATCCTTTGCTTGTTTACAAAGTTTACTCCACCATTTGTAAATATTATTACTTTTTTGAGTGTAAATCTTACTGTTAAAACCACAATCTTTGTAGAACTTTACCTCTACACAGAATAAGTTATACTTTCCTATAACTTGCAAATCTCCTTTTATTTTGCCACTACCAGAACCAGGAGTAGTTGTCCACTCTTCTTCTGTGAGTCGATTCAATATGGAAAGTACTTGTTGCTCTCCTCTGATTCCTTTTTGTCTAGGACTGACCATCTAATCTGCTTATTTTATCTTCTTTTATAACTTCTATTTTGGACAACAATGGGTGTGTCCAACCGTGTGATACTATGTAAGTATTCAAATTTTCTTCTCCTAATAGAGTTTCTACTAATCTTTCTTTTCCTTGTTCGTCAAGGACATTTGTAACTTCATCTAGAAATAGTACATTGATTCTTGACTTAGAAATACTACTCATTAGTTTTCTAATTGCTAAAAGAGTAGATGTATTTACTCGTGCTAACTCTCCCGCACTTAAAGCAAGTATATCTACTGTTTTACCATTATCATCTATTTCTACATTTAGTTTATCGTTGGATACAACAAACTGTAAGCTAAATCTACCATCAGATAAATCTGCTAAATAATCGTTTGTTAGTTCCTCTAAATCTTTTACTAAGTTTTCAATTTTGTAAGCAAGTAAGCCATTTGTACTAAAAGCTTTTTTCAGTATTTCAACATAGCCTAATTTTTCTTCCTGAGTTTGAACTTTACTTTCTAACTCTTTTGCTTGTTCTTGAAAATCTGTTTGTTGTTCTTCTATTATACCTATACGAGTATTATGTCTTTCTCTTCTTTCATTTTCTGTAATAATTTCTTCTACTCTACTTCTTCTTTCTTTTATTCGAGCTTTTATTTTTTCTATTTTTTCTTCTATCTCGTATGCGTTTGGAACTTCTTCTGGAAGCTCATGGTCTATATTTCTATATAAATTTTCAAAGTCTTCAACTTTTTGTTGCATTGCTTTAAAAATTTTATTTTGTTCTTCTTTTGTCTCTATCATACCTCTTAGGGCTTCTGACTTTTCAATAAGTGAATCTCTTACTCTTGTGTGAGTCTTGATTCTTCTTTCAGAAAATCCTTCTTCAAGAGTTTGGTCACAAGTAGGGCAAACATCTTCTAGTTCAGAGTATTTTTTTATCATTTTTGTTTCATAGGAGATTTCAGAAGTACATTGTCCTACTGCTTCCCTCAACTTACTCGTATCTTCTATTTCATTATTACTTAAAAACTCTTTAGCCAAACCTAAGTCTATAGACTTCAACTGGTTTTTATATAAATTATTTTTGTTAATTTTTTTACTGATTTCAGAAATATTTTCAAATTCTAATTGTAAAGAACGCAAAGCTTCTTCGTCTTCTTCCGAGTAAAATGGTAAATCTAATTTTGGAAGTAGTGATGTATCCTCAAGAAAATTATCTGACAACCACTTATCGATTGTGGCAATTTTACCATGTGTCAGAGAAACTTCTCCACCTAAACTTCGTGATAATTCTTTAAAAACTTCAAAGTATTTTACATAGTCATCTAATTGTAAAAGGTCTATCAAAAATCTTTTTCTGTTAGTATCAGTAGCAGTTAAGAATTGTAAACTTGCATTTGTATTTTGATAGACTATCTGTGAAAAAGTTTTAAAATCAATACCTATTATTTTTTCTACAGATTTATAGGTATTTGTAGCTGTATGACTAGATATATCTTCTCCATTCTTATACAGCTTCACTTTTATACTTGCTCTACGAACAACATCAATTTTATACTTATCATCTACAACATCAAAAGTCAAAGAGATATCATAGCCATTATTGACTTCACGATTTGGTATGTCTGCTTTTTTGATACCTTTTGAGTTTTTATTGAATAATACTTCTTCTAGTATTAGAGGTATAGAACTTTTACCTGTGCCATTTGTTCCTACAAGTTGCGTAACTATGTTATCATTTAAGTCAAGTTCATTGTCCGAACCATAACTAAAACAATTACTCCACTTCAGCTTCTTTAGCGTAATCACTAAACACTCCTAAAATATTTTTTGTTTTACTTTCTTCTAACTCTAGTATATATGATAAATATTCATTTAATTCTTCTTCGATTGTCATTTCTTTATCTAATATTAGAGTCGCCTCTGTTTTTCGTTTTATAACTTTTTTATCAAGTAATTCATTATTTTTAATATTACTTAAATCTGATACATCTCCTTCTATTTCATATATTGTATGATGAAAGTCAGTTTGTATCATTTCATCAGGATTTGTTACTGTCTTACGCAAAAGTTGAGGTAAATCAAACTCATGCCATGTCCAATCCCAATTATCTTCTATAAGTATATATCCAGTAGTAACTAGATTTCTATGAAAAGAAGTAGTCATTGGACTACCAGGATATACTATATTTCTTTGTGTATTGCTGTGAGCGTGTAAATCTCCTGCAAATACTGTTTTAAACTTGTCAAACCTTTCTAAATCTACTTCAGGCACTACATGAGGGGGTATTTCACCACGAACATGAGTGAAGAGATACTCTGCTGATATCTCCTCTATACTTTTCTTTCTATGCAAATCAGCATATGGCAGTATCGCCCAGTTATCCTCGTAGTAAGTTTCTGTTATAACTTTAACATGAGGATTGAGTTCTTCTGTAACTCTTTTTAAATTTGTAAAAAATGTTTTGTGCTTTCTTGTAGCTTCATGGTTGCCATCAAAAATAATTGTTCTACATTTAACATTCTTTACAAAATCAAAGTAGAGTGTTAACTCGTCCATGGAAGGGACTCGGTCAAACAAGTCCCCACCAATGATATGCAAACTGACATTATTGTCCATAACAATATCTTCTAGTTGCTGAAAGAACATTTTATATCTGGTACACGCCCAAGATATTGGTACATTCTTTTGCCCTAGTTTTATATGCCAGTCTGCTGTAAAAAGAATCACGCTACGAAATCTTCTCCTGGTTGCCATTCACAACCTGTAAGACCACCTGCTTTTATAGCTTGAAGTGTTCTTAAAATTTCTTTTGCGTTTCTACCTGTGTCTAGGTGATTTACTGATACATGTTGAATTATTCCTTCTGGGTCAACGATAAAAGTTGCTCTATTACATACTCCTTCGTCTTCGTTTACTATACCTAATTCTTTAGATAAAGTTAGACCACAATCAGCGGCAAGAATGTGTTTTATATCCTTAATTATAGGATTCTGTTCTTTCCACGCTAATTTACAGAATTCATTATCTCCACTTACTCCAATAACATCTGCTTCCTCTAATAAGCAGTCCATAGCTGCGATTTCTGTAGGACAGATAAATGTAAAATCTTTTGGATAAAAGTATACTACTGTCCAATCTGATAATACTTCAATGTCTATAATTACATTTTCATTATCAACTGCTTTTAAACAAACTTGAGGAAATGCTTGTCCAACTGTATGCATAATAACTCCTTAACTAACATCAAATTCATCTGAGATAGTTTCATCAGGCTCATTTGAAGAACCTTCTCTTAATCTATCTAAGAGTTCTTTTTGTGCATCTGGAGTTGGTCTTGTTAAGACTTCGTCCATGGATTTTAAGTCTGAAATAAGTTCCATTTCTGCATCATTTAATGCTCTTGGCTTACACTTCAGAGCTTGTAATTGGTACTCAACATTATAAGCCATTGGTCCAGTTTTAACTCTTTTGAAGTAAACGTCCCACCCAGTTTCTGGGTCTGTTGGGTCGCCCAAGTCTTCTGCAGCAACCATAATTTGCTCTAGAAGTTTCTTCTTTAGATTTAGAACTTTCACTTTGCCTTCGTGAATACATTGAATAGCATATGCCCAACCACACTTAAGTTCAGGGTGATATTCTCTCACCCAATCTTTTTCTTGGTTGTTAAATGCTTCTGCGTTTCTATCGAATGATAGACACTCGAAAGGTAAATTCTTACCATTTTCTCCTTTTAGCCAGTATACATATCTTGGTAATATGTCACCGACCATTCTTACGACATTGTCGCCTTCGACATACTGATAGCTGTCGATTTTACTTTTTTGGGCTTCGCCCTTTGCTTGATTAAATTTTATTGCCATTCTAGTTCCTTTAATGTGATTTCTTCAAATTTAAAATGTATTCTATCATCTTCAATCCAAAGTAATCTGTTGTTTTTAATAATGTCCTCACTCCCTGTAAAGTGGAGGAGGTCTAATGTGGTATCTTTATTAGTTTGGTACTCGAAATAGTTGCGCAAGGAAGCGATACCTGCATACTGCGCAAGTTCGCTATCCGAGTACCTCCTGCGTTGAATAAATAGCGGTTTGGGATTTACTAAAAAAGACTTCCCATAGAAGCTTTTTGTCCAAAACTTATAAATTCTATCATGTCTATTGACTGGAGGAAGTTTGTAGGTGAGAATATGTAGAATCGTTAGTATGTCACTAACATTTCCCTTGCTTTCCCTTTGTATCTTTTTCCAATTATAGAATAACATTATAACAAATTTTGAACTTCATGTCAAGTACTATTTTTTACTCCTATATCAGACACTACATAGCCTTGTTTCATATAATATCCCATTCTCGCACTAGCCTGTTTTCTTGCTGTACGACCGTCTAAGTGTATATCGGCGATTACAGGCTGAAGTTTTCCTTCATATATTCTTATAATTCTGCCGATAAGTTGTGTTAGTAAGGGTTCGTTGTTTACAGGTGTGCCCAAAACAAGACAACTTAGGCAATCTAAGCTGATTCCCTCACTAAAGATTGATTGTGTTCCAAAGAGTATATCTTTCTTCCCAAAGATTTCCTTAATTATTTTAGGACGCTCTTCGTGAGGAATATCTCCTGTTACGCAGATTGCGTTATCTCCTACAAGTCTAGCACAACTTTTTAGAAAGTCAACTCTATCGCTGACAACCAATACCTTGTGCCCTCTTGCCGCATAGTTCGCTGCAAGTAACGCAATCATGTTTTGATATTCCCAATTATACGCAAGTGCGTTTACTCGAGAAGCCCAATCAACATTGCCGTCTAGAAAGCGAATACCGGACTTGACTATGTCAACTCGTGGAGTAAGATAATTCTCTTTTGGTGGTTTCAGTACATTATCAGAAAAATAATCACGAAAGATAACATGCCTGCCGTCCTTTCTCTGCATTGTACCTGTCAATCCAATTTTGTACCTTGCGCGACTCGCATCTACAATTCTTGTAAATGTAGGCGAAGATACATGGTGCATCTCATCTAAGATAAGTGTACCGAACTCCTTTGTGATTTTGTCGATATTTCGATAGAGTGTTTGGACATTTCCTACGACAAAAGGCGAGTCTGTCTCAAATCTTCCTGACCCTATCACACCCGCCGCAACCCCGAAGACTTTTTGTACTTCTTTCTCCCATTGCGACCGTAGTGTTAATGTGTGAGTTACGATAAGAGTTTTCTGTTTTAGCTTGTTTGCGATAGCTAACGCAGTAAAAGTCTTACCCCAACTTACCCATGCGTTTATAATGCAACTGTCATGTACCTCATCATAAACGGCTTGTTGTGAATCTCGTAAAGTAAACTTAAAATCAAGAGGTTCTATTGATATATCATTTCGTTTATCTACTACTTCGTAATCTTCTGGTATCAAGTCCGTTCTTCCAATCGGTAAAGAAACCAAACCTGCTCGTATCACGCCCATATTCTTAATAAAGATAGGTGGGTCTGTTGGTCTACGAGGCGGTATTGAATATGTCAACTCTTTGTCAACATACGATTGATAACTAGGAGTTACCTCCATGTAGATACGATTAGAAAGAACAGCTTTCATTTAAACTTTAACATTCCCTCTAAGTGCGAAGTATAATCCTCCGACATATAAACTTACATGTAAATAATCTTTATATATTACGTCCCATATGTTATCAGGACTTAAAATCCAAATAACTCCAGTAGCAATACAAGTCATAGTAATACCACTAAAACGAGTTATCAAATCACCAATATTATAAATTACTTCTTTTATATACGGTGTTGATAATCTAGTGATAAAAAAGTGTTTGTTATACCAAGGTATAAGTGAAAATAATCCACCTACTATTAGTCCAACTGCAGCACCAATCTCTCCCCATGTAACAAACCACCATACAATATATGGAAGTCCCCATGCTTCTGCTACTGCTCCATCAACAGGAAGTTTACTTAATCCTTGTTGTAAGAACATAGCAGATAGTGGTATTCTTAAAAAGAAAGTTGCTATATTTGCTGGAGGTTTTGGAATCATTGTGGTAATCCTGCTTTTACAAATTCACCAATAGTATCTATATCACTATCAGATAATAAACCTGCCTGAGCCCACATGGTGGAACTCATATTACCTACTTCTTCTTTTCTTTGATAGGCATATAGTCTGTCCACTATGTATTCTTTGCTTTGACCTGCAAGTGATGGAAATATTCCCATGCCCTGTCCTTCTTGTCCATGACAAGCTGCACAACCTGCCCACAGTCCTCTAATTGATGAAAACTCATCAGCAGCTGCAGCTTCGGCTTGTTTTGCCATTTGTTCTGCAAGTGTGCCATGAGTTTTTATATACTCCTGATAACACTCTCCATAACAAGAGTGTGGGGCGCTTACATTTTTATATTCAAGAGTGTTGTGAAAATATGATATTGTTCCTACCATAAATCCTACTATTGTTAGTACATATAATTTCATTATGCCTCCCTATCCATGTCCCATCTTACGACATTCTTTTTTCTTGGAAACAATTTTTTCTTCCACTGCTCTTGTCTGTAATCAGTGTACCAACGAGAGCCGTTTTTCTTTGCTTCTTCAAAAGTTAATCTAGTAAATATAACTGGTACTATAACTGATATGTGTACTACTATCGAAGTAACAATATCATATCCTAGCCAGCCCATGTAATATATGGCTATGAAGCCAAAAAATACAGACCACATTGTAAATAGTACAAGTGTAAAATACGCTTGTAATGATGGGTCTGGTATATATTTAAGAGGATTGTATCTGTTATCCATTACTAGATTCCAGCAGTCTACAACCCAAAATAAAAATCTTTTCATATTTTTCTCCAAGTGTCTTTTTTCTTTGTATCTGTTATCTCATATATAAATGAGGGTCTATTGTTGACATACAGAATACCTGCATATCGGTCTGTTAATAGTGGTGGTCTTGCAACTTCAAATGGAAAAGGTATACCTGTAATCCAGAGTAAAGTCATAATATCTTTACTTTCTATCTTATCTATCTTATGGTATTTTAACTTTGCTTTTTTACTTTTTTCATAGACAAAGAACTTACCATTTGAATCTACATAAAACTTACCACGATGTTTTGTCATATCCCCAAAAGTATTTAATTGATACTTCAAGTCATATAAATTTTTTAGTGGAGTTTTTAATCTTCGTTGTCCGATAGAATCTCCACTTATATTTCTATCGTCAACTACTCTGTCATCACACCAAAGTATATCATCACGAATTACTACTTCATCTGTGTGCAAGACATAGATAGGGAATCTTACCTCATTAAGTTTCATACTGTTTAGCAAATTTACCCATAGAGTAATCTTCTCCTACCTCAAAGTCACAACCAATCGGACAGTCTGGTATAGACATACCTCTATCTTTTTGTATACAACTTTTAAGAATAGATTTATATTCATGAATATAATCTTCTTCTACTTCTGCTAAAACTGAATCATGAACTAGAGCAAATATTTTCATAACTCCTTGTTCACCATACCTTTGTTTAATAATCTTCTGGGCGTCAATAGCTCCAAGTAAGTTTACATCAGAAGCTATGGACTGAACTAGAAAGTTTACTCCAGACCTGACTTCATGAGTTGCTATCCCTCTATCTTTCGAGAATACGTTAGGCAGTCTTCTCTTTCTACCAAAGAAAGAATATAAGAATCCATTATCCTCAATAAATTTTTTCTGACTATCCAACCATCTTTTTAATCCAAAAAACTGTTTAAAGTAATCATCAATAACTTCTTTGGCTTCACTTGTACTAAAGTATTTGCCACTATCTTTGGTAACTTGCTCACTTATTTTCTTTGGACCAGCACCATACATAATACCAAATGTTACTGCTTTTGCCATTTGTCTTTCTGTCGAATAGTGTTCCGCAACTTCCTCTACAGAACAAGGTAGATTGAATACTAACTTAGCAATATTACTATGAAAGTTACCTCCACTTTGGAATACTTGTTGTAGGGCTTTGTCCTGAGCAAGCACAGCTGCACAATATACTTCTGCTGTTGTCAAGTCCATTGCAACTATTTTCTTGCCTTCTCCTGCTTTTATACAACCCTTGACTATAGGATTATCACGAGGTATCTGTTGCATATTCATTTTACCACTAGAAGATAAACGACCTGATGTTGTGCCATGTAGATTAAAATTAGTTCTCAATCTACTATCCCTATCTAGTTGTGGGTAAATTTTATCAAGATAAGTTGATTTAATTTTTACTTTCTGTCTTATGTCTAGTACTAATTGTGGTACTTCATGTTTGAGAGCAAGTTCTTTTAATACTTCTGCATCTGTACTATCTGCTCCTGTTCCTGTCTTTTTGCCTGTAGGTTCTAGTCCTATATAGTCAAACAAAAGAGAACGAAGTTGAACTGTGCTGTTTGGATTAAAGTCTTTGCCCTGTGATTTTTCAAACTGTTGTACTTCATCATACTCATATAATTTTTTAATTGCTTCATCAATGTTGTCTTGCATAAGATGTGTTGACCTTTGTAGTCTATCTTTATCAAATGGAACTCCATTATCTTGTATATCAATTAAGAACTTAGTTCCTTCTATTAGAATATCTTTGTAGACTCCATACAATCTTTCATTCTTTACTAAGGCATTTTCAAACTTTCTAAATAGTAAGAAAGTACAAACTGCGTCCATTGCAGCATAGTCTTTCATTATATCAAAAGGAATCATATCCCAACTGAAATCACTTTTTAGTATTCCATTTCTTCTACAATAATCTTGAATCCAGTCATACATTGGTTTCTCATAATCACCATATGGTGTGTACTTAAGAGATAGTTGTTTTAAGCCATGTGTTCCTGGATTTTCATCTAACATATAATGTAGTAGCATAGTATCTTCGAATCTTGGAAATCTAAATCCAAAGTGATAACTAAAGAAAGCAATATCAAATTTAGCATTATGAAATACTACTCTCTTTTTATCAAATAGTTGTTGAAGTAATTTTTCTGCTTTCTCGTCAATACAGTCTGTATTAATGTATGCTCCATGTTCATCTTCATAGGATAAACTAATTCCTATCATGTGTCCATCTCTAGGATATAGTCCTGATGTTTCTGAGTCAAGTGCTATGAAGTCATTGTCATGGTTTAGTGCGTTATCTAAAAATACATATAAATCTGCACTTTCTGTGATACCATAACATTTATCTTTTCCTAGCTTAGCTTGTTTTAGTTCTCCTGCAATATACTTTTTAATATTTTCGCATGATTCTTCCCAAGTCTTTTTAGCCTCTGGTTTAAATGCAAGCATAGCTGGATTTATTACTGGTAGAAACTTATCGTTTACAACTCTACCACTATATTCTGTTACTGAGCTTTCTTTTGTATAATACTTCAATGCCTCTGAGCCTATGAGTATTATCCAATCGTAGTTATCAATATCTACTTCTAAGTCTACATCTCGTTTTAATACTTTCTTTATTGTTGGGTCAGAACATAGTGCTAGTCTATCAAATTCAAACTCATTGTTGAATAATTTTATATAGTCATTACGACTAGGTTTGCTTTCTATTAATGCTATTTTAGCCATATAATTGTTCCTTTAATTGTTTTACTTTATCTTTTGTCAATGCTCCTGCGTCCCCCAAACTAACAGGAATCTTTATATTTTTATGTAATATTTCTGCGATATCACACATCTCCTCTAATTTTGTTGCAGCGTCTTGTCCTGCCTCATCAGGGTCAAATAGTATATCAACTTGTGATACTCCCTGCATTTTTAATAATTTTAGTTTATCAATATCTATATTTCTTGTACCAAAACAACACATAACATTTTCTAGTCCTTTGTCATGCAAGTTTAACATATCAAATATTCCTTCTACTAATATTACTCTACCTTTTATAGGTCGAACTTGACTAGGATATAAGGGCATAATCGCTTTTGGGGGGTGGATTAAATATTTGGGAACATCAGTTGGTGACTGTGTTCTACAATTAAATGCCACTATCCTCCCAGTCAAGTCCTTGATTGGAAAAGAGATTCTACCTGTAAAGGGTTTGTCTGGGTGTAAAAATGCATCAAACTTTTTATATGTATCAGGTTTGATTTCTCTCCAGTTCCCTACATAAGGCATAAAATCTCTTGGCATCTTCAGACCTACGGAAGATGCTCTTTTTTCTTCTATCTTTCTTCTGACTTTTTCTCTACGAATATCTAATGGATTTGATGGCGCATCAAAGTGATTAAATAAGTTTCCCTTAAAGCCACAAGAAAAACAGTTAAATACTCCTGTTATTCTATCGATTCTCATACTAGGATTGTTGTCGTCGTGGTCTGGACTTAGACATCTAACAATCGCATCTGCAGGAGATAATTTGTACTCTATCTTTCTTTCTTGTAATAATTCTTCTACTGTCATTCTACTGCTACTAACTCCTCTCCGTCTACTGTTATTAAACAAACATCACACCACTCAAAGTCGTCGTGATTACATTGTCCATACTTTGCTAATTTTCTTTTCTTACTCTTATTCATAGTTTCTACCCAACCATCTGAGTTGTATTGCCATCTTTTGGAATTATATTCGTAACTATCCATTGAATAATACTTGATTCATTCCCATGACTAAAAACATAAAACCTAACATACTAAATTGAATTACAACTGCAATAGCAACTATAAGCAATTGTTTGTTTGCCCACCAATCTAGTTCTTCTTTTTCCCAGTTTTCGAACTCTTTTTCTGTTGCTTCTGCAGGTTTGAAGTTAAGTTCTGTTTGTGTAAAATATTTTTCTGTCATGTTATTCCTCTTATCATTAAGTAAGCCGCTCCTACAACTACCGTGCCTAGTATTGCTAGACACACTACAACAACTAAATCATCTAAATCAACATTCACTAAACCACTCCCAAACTTTTTCATCTAAATACTCCTGAGGAGTCCAACCATCTAGTTTATCGTGCGGCTCCCACCATTCAAAGTCCTCTGGTATCTCTTCTAATTCCAGAGGTTCTAATATCCATGCTTCAACATCACCAGAGTCTAGTTCTTCGTAGTCTTCGTGTAATGTATCATCATGATACGCTGCTTCTGCAACACCTATAAAGTTTCTAAACTCATCTTCATATGTCATTTTTATACTTGTTCCATTTCCTAGAAACTTTGCGAGATGATTTATCATAGGCACTGGAGGACTCCAAGCAGAGTATCCTGCAATCTGATTAGTGTCTGCCTCTTCAATACATACCCACTTTGCTCCCATATTATCACAACCCCAAGCGTACCAACCTTCGTCTGTGTAAGGCTCAGGATATATAGGAAATAAATGTGCTTCCCATGTTTTCCATTTCATTTCTCCATTCTCTGTTTCTGCAAAGTCTAAGACTTCTTTTAATTTATCTTCACTATTAGTTTCTATACTAATGTTAAAGTGTACATTATTTGCCATTTTTATGCTCCCATTTTAAAGTATCACCAAGTTCTTCAAACTCAGTCATTTTTGTTGTTCCGTCTGTATCATGGTCATAGTACTTGCTTTTCCAAACAAGTTCTGCCATCTGAAACCATATTGCTATGGCTTTATCTCTAAATTCTTTATCTGACCATAAGTAGTATAAGTTCCACCACTCCTTTGTAAATCTACAAACATTTATCTTTTTTTCATAAAACTCTGGGTTTGTCTTTACGACTTCT